CCATCCACGTGAATATCTTCAGCGTCCAGGTTAAACCTACATAATGGACCACCACGAGCCTTCTTCACTACACTCAAATGATTGTAACGAATGTTCTTCTGACGAACATCATAATGCTCCCCATTCCAAACTCCAGGTGTTTCATCATGATCCAAAGTGTAACCTAAACTTAATTCCCTTTTATGACCAGACAATACATCCTCGATCGTATCCGGATCGAAAATAGTAACTTGCTGTTGTAGGTACTTCTCACCATCTCCGTCAAGAGTAATCTCTTTCGGTCGATCCGAAGCCATACCGACAACTTTATTCGCACTATTCTCAGGCTCAAGAAACTCGTGAGGATGTTCATTGGTAAGTGGGATTCCCATTAAGGATTGTAATGAACCAGGCTCGAATACATCATCGGGATGTCGTAATTGACGAACCGTGATCGCTTCTCCTAGTTCATTCATATAATGATAAGTAAATACTCCAGTCCTAGTTATTGTCGCTAAAAGCGACAAATACCCATTAGGCTGAGTTTCTATCTCATCCGTATTGAATTTAATAAAATCAGAATTATTCATCTTCATTCCAAACTAGTTTGAACTAAGTATATTACACGAATTACTATTTATCAACATGCTCTGGATCATATTTATCACCAGGTTTTAAACGCTTTCCACCTACTTGCTTTTTACTGGCACCCTCTCCCTGACTGCCGTTAGCAGCAGCCTTGGCAGTAGCTTCGCCAGCAGCAGCATTAAGCTCAAATGCTTTCTCTTCTGAAGATAGTCTGTCGCCTGCATCGTCATCGAGAACAGTCTCATATGAGTACCTACCAGTTCCGAACCTACTCTGCGTGATTTCTTCAGGTGATAATACGCCTGTCTTAATATAAGTTTCGTCAATATCCGCTTGAATCTGACGAGAACGACTCTCTTTTTCACGATCAAGCTGGAATAACGGATTAAAGACAAAGTTCAGATTCTCCGGTTTTTCAGGGGACTCACTTTGATTAAAAAGTAATTCCACAATAGTCTCAATCGGTTTCTGCAAATATACTCGCTGCTGAGCCTTAACATTATCGTAGTAGTTAATTAACTCAGACATACCAGTACCACCAAGACCAGTAGGTGAATTACCAAGCAAACGAGTGTGGGGAACATCAATACCGGCCACAAGACGCTGAACCGTAAGATCAACCAATTCCTTAGCACCCGTTGTATTCGATGAAGCATTCTGAAACTCATCTTCCTTATCTAGTATTATACCACGAGCAACTGAGCGCATAATATTTACTAACTCGATTTTCTTTAAAATTAATTCACTCTGATCCATCGCAATTGCATCAGTTAAACCTTCAACCCTGAAAACCGGCTGATTGAACTCTTGTAGTGTAACCGCAATAGAATCATGAGTAACACCATAATTTCTAATCGCTTGGTACAAACTCCTATAAATCGTATCATGCCAGTAATCATTCTTCTTCCAAAGCCTCTCTGGTAAAGGTACTCCATCAAATCTCAATACCCTACTATGGTGAATCTTAATCTCCTCACCATCATTATTATTGTAGCAGTAATAAACCGGCTTGCCGAAAGTATCGCTACGGAAATCCTTATCAATATCATCACCATTTATTGTAATCTGGTAACGATCCATTACGATTAAATTATCTAAACTAATTATTCGCTCAGACTTTAAAGGAGTAGTTAAACTCGTACCGCCACCGCTAGTACCAAAAACTATCACCGAACCGCCATAAACCCTTGCCAAAGTCCATGCCCAGGCTAGTTTCGGCCAAAGCTCCAAGCGATTAAACTCCTGCTCAATATAATCAAGTACCTCTTGATTAGCAGGCTCCTCGCCCATATTCCAAGTAACACCCTCACGAGTAGCATCATATGGAACCAAATTAGCTGATTTCTTAGCAATCTCATCCGTAGCAAATAATGCCTCGCACTTATCGCGACGCATCGGAACCCAGTTCTCAATCTCACTATAGATACTCTTATCTTTACTTGTACCAAGGCCAGTATATACATTAGCCCAAGCATCCTTATTTACCTTCTTATCTACAATCTGCATCTTCTTTTTCATATTATTCCCATCGTGTACTGGCGCGTAACCTATGAATACCAGATAATGTCATGAACTTACTTAAACCCTGAGATATTGAATCCACAATATCATCATTCTCACTCTGAGGAAATGATATCAACTCCTCAATTATATTATTAACCTCCGGGTGATTAGCCGGAAGGTAAAAATCCCCTGCCTCAAATATTGGACTGATCGCATGAAGACGCTCATCCTTACTTAACTCTGGAGTAACCGCAGTAACTCGGCTACCAGATTTATTCATTAAGTCTATAATGCCAGTACCGTTTGCCTTATCCTCAATTAATACTGAACGGCAAGTGGGATACTTACGACTCATCGCCTTAATCGCCTTCATAGTCTCGCTCATGCCGGCCTTTTTACGGTAAAAATCTACCAGGTAAAACTTATCCTTATGGCGAGCAATACAGGAACCAACCACATAAGACTTGCCAGTCTCCTTGAAACTTGCATCCCAGCTTATAATCAATTGACACTCGCGCCACTTATGAACATCGAAATCTAATTGAGTATAAAATTGGATCCAATCTTCCTTAATAATATTACCACCTTCGATAATTGGATTGGATTGATAAAGTGATGACCAATCACGCGCACCAAGCTGACGCTTAATTACTTCCAGACGTTTTAAGGGGTACTTATTTGGCCATAAAGCTTCACCAACCTGACGAGGATCGTAACTGTTTGGACCATTCACGTTAATTGCAGGTAACTCAATTACTTCCCACTGATCACCACCATTTTGCATCTCACGTAACAAACGACCAGCCAAGTCATCACGATGCCAACGAGTCATGATTAAAAGTATATTCGCACCCTTTTCAGCACGAGTATAAAACGTGGAATTGTACCAAGACCAAATCTTATCACGGTAAACCTCGGAATCAGCCTCCTCCGCATTCTTTACCGGATCATCAAGCAAAAGTAAGTTACCACCGCGGCCAGTAATTGCACCACCAACACCGGCAGACATAAACTTACCACGATTACCAACAATCTCGAAAAAATCAGAAGTTCGTCGCGACCTGGCCGTGTGATGCTCCAAGGCTTTCGCTCGCTCAGTACCGCCCATGATTGTATCTGGAAATACATCCATATACTTTTCACTTTCCATTCGACGCTGAACATCCCTACTGAAAATCGTAGACAAACCACTAGAATAAGAACAAGCAATTACTTCCTTATCTGGATTCTTACCCAAATAATAACAAGGAAACATACGCGAAACTAACTCACTCTTACCATGACGAGGAGCCAAACTTATCATTACACGCTGATCAGACTGATGCATCAAAGCCTCTAAACGATCAATAATCATAGTATGGTGCCAAGACTCCTCATACTCAGGCATCATGAATTTTACAAAATGACGAAAATGACTACCAGCCTTTTCCCAACGAAGTAACTGCTCAAGCTCAGTAAGTGGATCACCAGGATTACGACTCATCAATAACCTCGCCCTCAATCTCTAAAGTATCACCAGAAAGATTAATCTCTAACTCAGCCGCCAGTTCACGAATACGAGCCTTACGCGCCTTACGCTGACTAGTCTCCTCAACTCGTACCGGCTCATCACGAGGAACATCAATACGCTCATGAATATGATGCTGAACACTTGCAGTCTTCTCAACTACACCATGCTGAGACATCATTAACTTCCAAGCAGAAACATTACTCTCAACTACTGCCATACGCATTCCAGCTGCCTCAAGAATCTTCAACTTCTTACGCTCACCAGCCTCACGAGCCTCACGAAACTCGGGATAGTCGCGCAACCAACGATGCAAAGTTGCATTCGTTACACCAATCTCAAAACTAGCAAAACTGAAACCCTTGCCAATATGGTCGCGCAACATTGCGCAATATTCGCTGCGAAAACTATCCGGAGCATGAAACTCAATAGTCTCAGGCTCCACCGGACGAGGACGCTTCTTTTTTATTGTTTCTTTATCACTCATAAATTACCTTATAACTCAAACCTCGAAAAAAGGATAGTAAATGAATAAACTTAAAGTAACTCACTTACCAGTTGAAGATATTATACCAAATCCCAATAATCCAAGGATTATACAAGATGCAATCATTCCAGTTGCAAACTCCATTAAAGAATTTGGATTCCTAGTACCAGTTGTCGTTAATGAAAACAACATAATACTAGCTGGACACGCAAGACACGCTGCTGCAAAATTTTTAGAAATGAAAAAAATACCAGTAGTACAAGCAAAACATCTTGAACCGGCCCAAGCACAAGCCTTTATGCTCGCAGATAACAGACTTACTGAAAAAGCAGACTATGATCACAAAATACTTGCTGAAGTTATTGCTTCACTCGATGAACAAAACTTCGATCTAGCAATCACTGGCTTCGATAAAGATGAAATTGATAACTTCCTCGATGCATCAGCACAAAACTTCGATCACCTACTTAATGACGATGAACAAAACATAAATATAGACACAGAAATCGAAAACCTAGACACAACACAACAACAAGAAAATGAACTACAAAGATTATCATTCTTCTTTGATCAAGAACAAAAAAATAATATCAATAAAGCAATCGAAATTGAAAAAGAACAAGCCGAAGGAAAAATTTCTAACGGAAATGCACTAGCAAATGCTATAAAAAAATACCTAGAACATGAAATACTATAGCAACCTAAACTTCACTAGGATAGGTAGACAAGTTACTTTCGCTATCAGGAGCTTCGGACGGAGGCTCCTCGCTCATTACGGCATAGATTAATTCACGTAACATATCAAGATCTTTACGTAAAAGAGAAATCTCAGCATCTCTACGCTGGAGTTCAGCAGTAACAGCAACAAAAAATGTCTGCAAATTTGCCTCTAATTCCACTTTTTCTTCACTTTTTACCACTTTTTCGTACAATATGTGTAAAATATCCACTTTTTTACTCACTTTCATAAGAATAACCCCAACCAGGGCAAATTGTGGCAGAATCTTGCTCGAAACAACCAATACACTCAAGATTACCGCTAAACTCTAAATTACACTCATCATAACTATCATAACAACCCTCAATACCTGCAAAGGTTATTCCACACCATAATACTAACTCTACCATCTAAATAATCCCGACATAAAGGCGATAAATATCGCAAAAATAAAACCAAACACACTAAATCCAATTAATATGTTCTCTAATACATTCATAACTTACCTATTATACGAAAACCATCACTTACTCCACCAGATGTAGGTACTCCATCAATGAAATATGCTCGACCACAATGATCGTAAAATACTTCCACTGCACCTGACATATAACTACCAGTTATATGAACAGTCTCTAAATTACGACACATATAACTACTACCTACCTCTAATTTCATAAATACCTCACACGTTATAATAATCACTACCTACATGACTAACACGGATTAAGTTACTAACACAATTATTAGCACGATTATTATCCTTATGGTGAATATGACGCTTACCAGGCTTTTCTGCCAAATATGCATCCGCTACCAACCTATGAACTCGACGACTCACACGTACACCATCAATACTCAAGGTCACATTCACAAAACCACGGCTGCACACATTAGTACGCAATACCCTACTTACGTACCTACGAATTACTCCATTAACCAACTTTGTACGACTCACACTACGTACCTTACCCATATTACTTACCTCATAACCTGGATACTTTTCCAACTCTACCCACTTTTCTCTTTTCATATTACGTTCCTTCTGCTATTACGTACACACTCAGAAAAATGAGTGTGCAATAACTTAAGATCTTTGACAACCAAATATTATTTTTTTTAGGAAAATTTTTTAGGAAAATTTTTTATTGGAATTTTTTTCTCAAAATTTTTTAGGCAAAATTTTTTATTATTGTTACGTGAAACCAAAGGTTAAGCCATTTGGACTAATGTGTTTGAACTAGCGTGGGGTATTTGACATACCCCACATGGGTTACTAGAATAACTGATTTTTTATCAGCTGATCAAGTAGCTCATATGCACTACTCAAACTAGCTACTGCAAAATGCATAGTCTTATTGTCATACACCTTTTTGAAGTGTGGCGTTCTTAACACATAGTCCGTTTGACCTATGGTTAGGGTATATTGACCACCATGCTTATGGATTAGTGCATATATACTATCACCTGACTTATCTGTTTGGACTAGGCTTTGAAGTACATGGCAACCGTCTACAAGACGGAATATATAAGAGGTGTTACTACTCATATTCACCTCTAAAAGCTTGTATAGAAGCCTCAACAGCCTCTAAGGATTCATAGAAATAGTCTTGTAACATCGTTATAACGTCGCTGTTATCCTCTAACCTATCGAATAGGCTTTGAGCTGATTCATCCAATAAAGAGCCTTCTACGCCCTCAAATTCTCTCTTAATGATGCACTTAAGATTCTCAGGGATATCTTGAGCGGCCAAAATGTGATCTAACATAAATACCTCAAAAATTCGTATAGCGTTATTGCTATGAATGAAATATAGGATAATTAGACAACATTGTCAAGTAAAATAATAAAAAAAAGTTGCATGAAAAGAAATCATTTTAGCAAAAAAAGTAAAAAAACACTTGACAAGGCTTGCATTAATATGGTATAATTAAGTGATGGGCAAAAATCGCGCGTCGCCCAAAAACCACGCTCCATAACCATTATACCATATTCATGACAACCTTGTCAAGTAAAAAACGACAAAATAAAAAATAAAAAACTTGGAAATATTGTCAAAAAA